AATCGCTGTCTTGGAAGAAAAAGAAAAGAAAAAAAAGTAAGGGAGGTGTATTAAAATGGGACTTGAATTAAGAACGAATATTTTTGCGAGTGTTATAATCACAGCGCCCAGCGGAGGATATGCAGCGGGGGATATGGTAAAGGTAGAGGACAAGGTCGGTGTGATTGTAGAAGCGACGGCTGTGGGAAAAAACGCAGTTCTTATTTATTCAGCGGAGAAGATAGTCGTGCCGAAAACAGCTTTCAGCGGAGTAATTTTCGCTGTCGGTGATAAGGTATATTTCAACGCATCAACGTCAACGGTAACAAACTCTGCAAGCGGTAATACGCTTTGCGGAAGGGCGCTGGAAGTCAGTGCGGCGCTGGCTACGACTTTGCTGATTGATTTGAAGGGGAATGTAGCGGCGTAAGCCGAGGAATATTTCGGGAGGTGAAATAAAATGAAAGGAAAGATTATAAGGGATTGGAGTAAAGTGGACTTTGAAAAACCCGAGGATTTGAAAAAACTCTACGGGGCTTTTCAGATGTTTATGAAAGCGATTGACAGGAACAAAGACCTGCACGGAGCGTATCAGGCATTTACAACGAAGGGCGATTTTCCGGCAGAGGTTCTGCAAATCCTTGAAAAATTTCACGCTGTTGGTGATTTTGATTTAGGGTATGAGCAGATTTTTGACATCAGGGATTTTACAGGCACGAAAGAAAGCGGCTTTGAAATTCTGGATGTGTCGTCATCTTTGATTTTCTCAAAAATTCCTGTCGGGGATAAAGTGAAAGTTTACAAAGCAACGGGAAGTAAAATCAGTGTGAGTTTTGACAGGTACGGCGGCGCACTTGGCTGGGACAAGACGTGGCTTGATGACAGCAAATACTGGGCGCTTGAAGATACAGCGATTGAGTTCAGGAACAAGGCATATCTTCGCAGGGCGCAGGCATTCTACGCACTGGTTGAAGCATTGGCAGTTGGGAATAACATAACGTGGCAGACACCGACACCGGGAACACTGGCGAACACGCATCCTGATTATACAGTCAGCAGAGATGTAAACACAATTCAGAAAGCGTGCGATACTACTTTGGCAGCGGTAAAGAATAAAGGATACGGCGTTTCTGCTAATTCACCTTTTGTAATTCTTGCGCCGAATACTTTAAGACCGAGGATTGAAAGAGCGATTGCACACCTCAATCAGCCGTTTGCAGGAGCATCAAGAGCATTGACTTACAACGTAAAGCCCGTTTATACGCTGATGCTTACAAACAACGCAGATTATTATGTAATCCTGCCCGGAAAGAAATTGAAGGGCGGATACAGAATGGACTTGACACTGTATAATATGTTGGACATCCTTGCTTACATTGAAACGGTTGCGGGCTGGATGAGGTATGGCGGAGCAATCGGCGATACCGACCAGTTGAGGCGCTGTAAGACATCATAACCCTGTTTTTGAGCCTGTGGAGAGGGGCAAGCGTTATGAGCGTTCTGCCCTTCTCCACGCAGGGAATACAATAATGCTTATAGATAAGCAGGGAAAAATCTGGGGAGAGACAACAAAGATTTACAGCAATGATGCGGTCTCGGTTCATTACCTTGATATAAAAAAGGGCGGTTACTGCTCGGAACATAAACATAAAAACAAGGTTAATCTTTTTTATATCATTTCAGGGATTTTAATCGTCTCTATCTTTAATAGCGGTATTGAAGATAAAACAGAATTACAGGCAGGCGGGGTAATGGAAGTTCCGTGCGGGGTTTTGCATAAATTTGAAGCGAAGTCAGATGTTCAGTGCATTGAAATTTATCAGGCATTTTTGGATGAGAATGATATTGAAAGGAAAACGCAGGGCGGCATAAAATAATGGGTATAATAAATATGTCCGACTTGGCGGAAAGGGGCAGAGAGAAAAAAAGCAAACCCGATGAATGTATTAAAATGTCCGATGTGGCGGCAAACTGGGCAGAATTGAGGTTAATGTCAGATATGATGAATAACAGGCGGGATATTATTACGAAAGATAGTCCGAATAATTTTGCGGATTTTATAGCGGATAATATATGGAAAGGACAGCGATGTTTTATTGTCGGTGGGGGCAAGAGTTTGAAAGGTTTTGACTGGAGAATACTGAAAGGTGAATTGACAATCGGGGTAAATATGTCCTTTATGAAAATCTCACCGTCAATTTTATTTTCAACGGATTCAAGATTTTACGAATGGATTATACAGGGTGCTTTGGGTGAAGATGTGCAAAAAAAGTTTGAAGATTATAAAGGGTTCAAGGTATGGCTTAATTTTTTCAGATACAGATACCCTAACGCTGTTTATCAGGTGGATAGCGCCGGTGAAAAAATGTTGACATCATCGCTCAAAGACGGAATCGGGCACGGTTCAAATTCCGGCTATGCGGCGTTAAATCTGGCTATGTGTTTAGGCGCAAACCCCATTTATCTTTTAGGATACGATATGAAGGGCGATGGGAACGGTAAACAGGTATGGTGGCACGACGGATACCCGTTAAATCAAGGGGAAAGTATTTTTGAACATATGATTGAGAATTTTGAAAGGGCGTCCGTTGAAATACAGGACAGGGGTTTCAGGGTGGTAAATTTAAGTGAGACAAGTGCTTTGAAATGTTTTGAGTTTGGAAAGACAAAAGATATTGAAAAAATTACAAGACCGATAATTGTATCATTCTACACGGAAAATACCGGCTATGAAAAGGAAATAAAAAATCTTGAAAGGTCAATTAAAAAATTCGGTTTTGAATATGATTTACAGGGAGTAAAATCAAAAGGTGATTGGCAAACAAATACTTATCATAAAGCAGTTTTTATGCGGGAAATGCTGGATAAGCACTGGGGACGGGATATTGCGTGGCTTGATTCCGACGCTGTAATACAGAAATATCCTGACAGGTTTAATAATTTCAAGGCGGATATTGGAATACATATTATTGACTGGTCTAAATATCGGAACAGCACGAAAAAACAATACGGGAATGCGGTAATATACCTGAAAAATAATCAAAGAACAAAACACTTTCTGGATAAATGGATTGCAAGAAATAAAAATACAGAACATTATGATTGCGGTGAGGAAGTTAATTTCGGAGAGGTCTTAAAAGAAATGGTCGCAAAGAACGAAATTACACTGGAAGAATTTGACGCTTCTTATTCGCAGATTTTTGATTTGATGAAAGCGGCAGGCGAGCCGACAGTAGAACTTTTTCAGGCAAGCAGGAGATTAAAAAATGAAGATTGACATTGTGATAGCAACTTACAAACGAGAACAGAAATTAAAAAGATGCCTCTGTTCTATTTTGGATAACAGTTATTTGAAAACTACTTTTTACAGGATTTTTATTGAATCTGATTATAACCGGCTGTTTGTTTTCGGTATCTGGAATAAATATATCAGGACTTCAACAGCGGATATTATATTCTGGTTAAATGATGATATTAAACTTTTCCCTGATTGTATAGAAAAGGCAGTTAAATGTATGGTTGATAATTTCCCTGATACCGACGGAATGGTTACATTAAATCAAAGTAATATGGAACAGGGGCGCAAGGGCGGCGTTGGATTGGTCGGAAGAAAGTTTGCGGATAGGTTTCCTGAAAGGCGATGCTTCTGCCCTGATTACAAGATTTTTCACGCAGACGCAGAATTGCAAACCTTTGCGGAAAGCATAAATAAATTCAAATACGGGGAAGATGCAAAAGTTACGCATTATCATCCCGCACTTTTCAAAAATGAAATGGATGATACACATATAAATTCAAGGAAACAAAATTCAAGTTCAGATTTACAGATTTGGCGTGAAAGAAAAGCGGATGGTCTTTTATGGGGCAGGGATTCAAGGAAATTAAGATGAAAGTTTTTATAACAGGTATTGCGGGTTTTTTAGGTAGTCATTTGGCGGACGCTATGCTTGCTCTGGGATACGAAGTAGAGGGATGTGATAATTTGACAGGGGGATATACAGAAAACGTCCCGAAAGGCGCAAGATGTTATTTTGCCGACTGCACGAACTTGAAGGATATGCAAAAAATAATAAAAAATGTGGACGTGCTGTATCATTGTGCGGCGTATGCTCACGAAGGATTGAGCGTTTTCTCTCCGAGCGTAGTTAATAAATCAATTTATCAGGCGACATCAACGGTATTATCCGCATTTATTCAGAACAGGGGTAAGCGTTTTATTTTCCTTTCGTCAATGGCGAGATACGGTGAAAATGCAGTTCCTTTCACGGAAGATATGAAACCGAAACCGCAAGACCCTTATGCTATTTCAAAAGTAGCGAGTGAAAAATTGGTTGAAGTTATGGCTGGGGTTCACGGATTTGAATATGTAATTGCAGTCCCGCATAACATTATTGGACAGAGGCAAAAATATGATGACCCTTTTAGGAATGTGGCGAGCATATTTATAAATAGAATGTTACAGGGAAAGCAGCCGATAATTTACGGGAATGGAGAACAGAAAAGATGTTTCGTATTCGTGCAGGACTGCATAAATCCATTAAGTAAAATGGCAACTCAAAAAAATATAGTTGGCGAAATAATCAACGTAGGTTCGGATGAACAGTTTGTAGCGGTAAACGATTTGGCGGTATTGATAGCAGAATTATTGAACTTTGATTTATATCCTATTTATGTGCCTGCACGGGAACAGGAAGTAAAATATGCAACTTGTTCATCTGATAAAGCACGAGAGATGCTCGGTTATGAAACACAATATACTTTAAAGAATGGCATAAAAAAGATGATAGATTGGATTAAGGAAAGGGGTAGCAAGCCCTTTGATTATCATTTGGAAGTGGAAATTATAAATGATAAAACGCCGGAAACGTGGAAGGCAAAAACGATATGAACATTGAATTATTTAATGCCTTGATGAAAGAGGGACAACCTATGCAGAACCCGTGGGAATGGAAATTATTTCTTGAATTTATAGAAGGGTATTTCAAAAACAGGGATATAGAAAATCCTGTTATTGTGGAACTGGGAACATATCAAAACCGGCAGAAGAAATTCTATGAACAATTATTAAGCGCAAGGCATATCGGGATTGATAAGAATGGATATTCGGATATACAAGGGGATATACACAAACGGGAAACATTAGAAATGTTGAAAAAAATGCTTAATGGGAAAAAAATAAATCTTCTTTTTATTGATGCACTGCATTTTTACGAAGATGCAAAACTGGAATACGAAATATACGGTTTGTTAACGAAGAATATTATTGTATTTCACGATATAGATACTTACCCGAAACAGAATAACAGAATTGGAAGATTTTGGAAAGAAATTTCAAAACAATATCCGTGTATAACTTTTAATATGTGGCAGGATGGGGTTCAATATGGAATAGGTTTACTGATAAAGGAGTAAAAATGAGTTTAGAAGATAATAGTTGGGTAACAATGGCGGAAGCGAATATATATTTCGGCGAAAGAATAGGCGCTGATAAATACTGGGTTACTGGAACAAATAAAGAGCAGGCATTGATAACGGCATACAGGCAATTAATAAATACGGATGGGTATTCATTCCCGGATACACCGACGATAAATATGAAATACGCACAATGCGAACAGGCATTATTTTTATTGGCGTTCTCGGATGAGATATTTAGGCGGGGGAGTTTGCAGGCGCAGGGTGTTGTTGAAGCGGGAATTGTAAAGGAAAAATATGTATTTGAGCAGGGAGTTCCGATTTGTGATATGGCAAAGGTTCTGCTCAAAGACAGTGAAGATACCACAAAGACGGGGCATCACGCTATTGATTTGAAAAGGGATGAAGATGAGGATGTGCTTTAAGGAGGCAAAAGATGAGTAAGAAAGTTAATCCGAGAGGAATTGCAAGACCGCAGGATGGTAGCGGAAAAGGTGTTGGAAGACCAGGAGGGATGAGAAGCGGAATAAATATAAATCCGTGCCCAAGTGGTGGTGTGGGATACGGGCAAGGTGGTGGTAAAGGTAAAGGGAAAAACAGATAATGGGATTTTAATAATGCCGTTTAGAAATTTGAGCAAAATTGAGCGAGAACTTTATCTCAAAGAAAAAATAAATCAATTAGGGTTGATGTATGAAAAAGTTCAACACGAATTGGAAAAGAAATTGAGAAATATGGATATAACTGCGTTTGAGAAATGGAGAACAGAAGCGTTATTAAGGGAAACAAATTTGATTGTAAAACAGTTGAATAACGGAACGAAAAAATGGGTTGAAAAAAATATTCCTTTCGGTTACTGGCGAGGAGTTGATATTGCAGGGGAACGATTAAAAATTTTGGGTGTCACAGATACAATAAATTATGATGCGACGATACATACATCAGGAATAAATACTCTGGCTGATGAGGTAACGTTGGACCTTTTGACAGCGAATAGTAGTATAAGAAGAACCGTAAACAGATATGTCAGGGCTACACAGCAGAGCATATTGGAAGATAAATTGATAAGTCAAATGATAGCGGAGGGTGTAATCAGTGGCGAGGCACGGCGAACAATATCAGATAAAATATTGATAGAATTAAGAAAACAGATGGGTAATGAGCAATTTCTGACGATAAACGGAAGGCATTACCAGCCGAAGCATTATGCAAGATTGGTTGCAAGAACACGGATGCGGGAAGCAACGACAAGGGGAACAATCAATACCTGTTTGCAATACAGGAATGATTTGGTGCAGTGGTCGGTTCACGCAGGGGCTTGCGAAATATGTCAAACTTTTATGGGAAGGGTTTATTCATTGAGCGGAAATGATAAAGAATTTCCTATGTTAGACGAAAGACCGTCGGTGCATCCGAATTGCGAATGTATTCTTGTCCCGATAACAAGACCATTTTTACAGCGTCGGTTGGGAACTGATTATAAAAATATTGTAGATTTAAGCCAGAGTAAAATACCAGTTGAAACTTTCGCCGGTTATGAGCAGATTTTACACGGAGTTGCGTAATGAGTGAATATGCAGTTGATAAAGTTGTGATAGTTAAAAGCGGCGGACTGGATAAATGGAATAAAGAATTACCCCCGACGGAAACGACTATTGACGCAAGAATAGATTATGATTTTTCAGTTAAAGGCGGGGATTCATTAATAAGAGATGCAGCGGGGGAAGAAGTTGTGCCATATGCAAGGATAATGATAAGGGGTAAATACGATATTAATACTAAAGATAAAATAAAATTGGATAGCAAACTCCATAATGTTTTGAAAGTTGTGCCGAAAAAGGGATTTATTGTTGAATGGACGGTGGTATATGTAAGATGAAAACAAAAACAGAAATAAAATTTGATTACAAGGATGTTGAAAAGCGATTGAAAAAGTTTGGGAAAATATCCATTGAAAAAGCGGAAGCGGGAATGGCGACGGCAGGGATGATGCTTTTCAGAGATACGATAATGGAAAGACCAACAGTGCCACTAAAAGAAGGAACTTTAAGAGGCAGCGGAAGTGTGATTGTGGAAAATAAATTGATACAAACAGCGGCAAAATTAGGATATGGAAAAGGAGTGCCAATTACGACATTCAAAAATATACAAAAGGGTGCGATTACAGCGACGGTAGGATTTAATACTCCGTATGCGGCGAAATGGCACGAAACGCAAGCGAATTTTACAGAGCCGTCAGCAGGAAAGAAATATCTTGAAAGTAAAATGAAAAGATTTAAAAAGGATTATTTTCAGGCGATAGTTGATAAAATTAAGGAATTATTCAAATGATAAAAGAAATTGCGACATACATTGAAAGCAAGACAAGTTTGGTGATAGGAACGGATTTATTTGCGGGTTGGAGACCGCAGGATATTCAGGATACCTGCTCTGTAATAATTGAAACTGGCGGGGCAGGTGGTTCTATGTGGTTATCTGATAGGCAGGATAAAACAATTCAGGTTTTAAGCAGGGCGAAGGATTATTATGATGCGAGAGGTGAAGCATATAAAATTTATTCCATACTCAATGCAGGAAAAGGATTGACATTGCCGGATTTAGGGGATGGAGATTTCAGGATAAATGTTTCGGAAGCGATACAGATACCAGCGAATATGGGACAAGATGAAAAAGGAAGGTGGGAGTTCTCAACGAATTATATTTTGAGAATATCTCAAGAATAAGGAGGTAGAAAATGGGACAGAGCAACATTAAGGATTTGGGTGCGTGTCAGATTTTGTTTGACGATGTGGATTTGGGTAAGTCATTCGGCGATGTGATTTTCAAGAGTGCGGTTTCGTCAGAAGAAATTCACGAAGACCAAGCGGGGACAACGCCGGTTGATGAGGTAATGACGGGAAGAATGTGTTCGGTAGATGTTCCGATGACAAGAACATCATTAGACCAGTTAGCGAAGGTAATTCCGAATGCTTCTGTCGTGGGTGGAGCGCTGATTGTAAAAAACCCTGTCGGAACGACGTTGGCGGATAAGGCAAAAGAACTTATTTTAAAGCCGATTGTGGATAATGTGCCGTCAGTGGATAGCACGACTTGGCTGACAGTTTTCCTGTGTGCGCCGAGAGAGAACCTTGAAATCACTTACAACAATGCAAGTCAGAGGGTTTTCGGGGTAACATTTGTGGCGTTCCCTGTAACGACAAGCCCGGATACTGGGAATCTCTGGAAAATAGGTTAAGCGAAGAAATTTTTAAGGAGCGTAAATTATGCCGAAAAGAAATTTTGATGATGAGAGTGCTTTATTTGAACCGATTGAACTTACGATAGAGGGACAAGTTTACGTCATAAAGAAATTGACGCCGGAAGCGATGAGCAACTCGGTGAATATTTCAAAAGAAGAAACAAACCCTTATCTGTCGTTGGTAAAGCAGTTCTGCGAATTAACGGGAGCAGAGTTTGATACCATAAACAAGAAGGTTGATGTTCGGAAATTAAGCGCAGCGGTAACATTTATCTGTGAAAGTTTTTTGAATTCAGCAACAGGTAAAAAAAAACAACTGAATACGGAAGCGAAGTAGCGGATATTGCAAGCGTTTTAGGTGGTTATGATGTTGATGACTGGTTCAAAAAAGATGTCAGGGATTTGGATTTTTGGCATAAGAAAAGCAAGATAATAAGTTTGCGGCGTAGAATTGAAACGGTTTTTGATATGAGGGCGGCAATGGCAAAAGATGGGGATTGCATAAAGCATATTGAAGGATTGAGAAAAGAAATCAGGATACAGATAATTGGAAAAGAAGAAGTGATAAAACAGAACTGGAAAGATTTGAAGGTTATGGGTAGGAGTTAAAATGGCGGGAGAATTTAAGGTAGGAACAGTTCGTGGGGATATGGTTCTTGGAACTGCGGACTGGGATAAATCCATTCAACAAGCAACTCTGGGATTAGGCGTTATTTCTGGTGCGTTATTACTTGTCGGTAAAAAAGCGGTTAGTATGGCTTCTAAATTTGAAATAGGAATGAAAGAAGTCGCCACGATGTTAGACGCAACCGGCAAGAAAAAACTTCCCGAATTTTCCTCCGCTATGAAAAAAATGATGACGGAGTTCGGAGAGCCGGTTGATAAACTCCAGCGTGGTCTTTACGATATTCTCTCGGCGGGTATTGACGCTTCAAAGGCAATAGACGTTTTGACTGCATCAACAAAACTGGCAAAGGCGGGCGTAACCGATACAGCGGTAGCGACAGATGCATTGACAACGATAATAAATAGTTATGCTCTTTCTGCGGAGCAGGCATCGGATGTTTCTGATTTACTTTTTGCGATTGTAAAAAGAGGGAAAACGACGATGGGGGCGCTTGCTCCGTCAATAGGGCGTGTAGCGAGTTTAGCAGCGAGTTCAGGGCTATCTCTGAATGAAATGGGGGCATCGCTGGCAACAATGACAAGGGCGGGATTACAGACACAGGAAGCGATAACAGCGCTCCGGGGAATAACGGTATCATTTCTAAAACCTACGAAAGAAGCAGAAAAAGTTGCGGCAGAATTTGGTATTGAATTAAGTGCAAATACATTGAGGACAGAAGGTCTCGGCGGGGTTATGAAAAAATTGACGAATGCAACGGAAGCGCAACGGGCTTCAATCTTTCCGAATATCAGGGCGTTGGCTGGTATGAGTGCAATGTTACAGAATACGGAAGGATTTATGGAAGATTTGGATTTAATGACAAAAAGAACAGGGGCAACAAACGAAGCATTTGCAACAATTATGGATAGTTCAAAAATAATAGGCGATAAATTCAAGCAGACAATAAATGCACTCTGGATTGATTTAGGTGAAAAACTTATGCCTGAATGGAATAAAGGTGTGATAACTGCTACGAATTTTGCAAAGGCAATTTTGAGTATGGATGAGGGGACAAAAATTGCGATTATCGGATTAGGGAAAATGGTTTTTGCTGTTACTGGTATTGGAACTGTTCTCGGCGTGGGATATTTAGCGGTTATGAAAATGAAAGGCGCTTTTATAGGATTAAATAAAGTGTTGGCAATATCCCCGATTGTAGCAATAACAACAGCGATTGCTCTTTTAGGAAAAGTAGCGTTAGATGTAGCGGGTAAAATTATTGACAAAAATCTTGCAATGGCAACATCTTATCTGGAACAGCAAAAAGCGGCAAGGGCTTCTCTTGAATTGAGAATTGAATTACTTAAAAAAGAACGGGATGAAATTTCTGCGAACTTGGAAGCAGGAAGAATCAGAGGGGATGAAGCATTACTGGCGGCGGAAAACATAAATCGGATGACGAAAGCAATTACTTTTTACGAAAAACAATTAGCGGAACAAAGAATTGAAATAGCAAAAAATGAAACAGATGTAAAAATAGCGGAACGCCAACGGCTTAATGAACAAATGCTTCTTGATGATATGGAATATCAGGCAACAGAACTTGCAGGTTATCAGGAATATCAAATGGGGATTAAGGCAATGCACGATGAATATGTAACGTATGAAGCAAGAGAACAGGCGAATAGGCAGGCAAGATTTCAGGCATTTTCAAATTCTCTTGCGTCAGCGTGGTCGGGTTCTATGGCTCAATTTATATTGGAAGGTGGAAAGGCATCAGCCGCAATTAAAAATATCTGGGATGATATACGACGGTATGTTGTAAATATGATTGCTCAAATGATGGCGAAGTGGATAACATTTCAGGTATTAACTGCTGGGTTTGGACTTGGCGGAGGGGCAGTAGGTAAATTTATGGGATTTCAGCACGGGGTAAAGAATTTCGGCGGTGGTGTGGCTTTGGTCGGCGAAGGAACTGTCGGCGGTGAACTTGTCAACCTGCCTCGTGGTTCTGATGTAATCCCTGCTCCTGAAACAAAAAAGATATTGAATAGCAAAGCGTCACCGTCAATAACTGTAATATTACAGGCATTAGACCCTGATTCAATAAGTGAAAGTCATTGGGAAAAAATATCACAAAAAATAAAAACAATATCGCAATTTGAGGAGAGAAGGTGAAATGGTTAGGTAATTTCAAAATCGGGATTGATAGGGATAATCTTTTTACAGTGGGGAGAATGGTAAGCGTTTTTCGCATTAACCCGATAGAACTTTGCACGGAAACAAGGGATGTGAGAGGGTATCTTAAAAAAGTATCTTTAGATAAAAAAGTGGATATAATAGAAGTTTTATGTTCGGAAATGTCAACGGCAGTTAAAAATGAATTGCAGTATAATTTAATGAAAAGTGATTTGATATTTTTACAAGCATTTGAAACCGGCGAAGAAGAAAAGGAAGATAGAACGAGCATAAGCAGAACAAGTGTAAAAATTATGCCGACTTCAAAAAGATTTATCACAATTACAAGTGTGGTTCTGGCTTCTGCGCCGTTAGGGACAAATTATTATACAGGCGGAAGTTTTGATGAGGAAACATATCTTATCACTCTTGGAACTTCTTTGCCGGATGAAGGTGCGAATCAGGCAGTTATTGTTTCGTATAATTACAAGGGCTGGAAAGGAAGTGTGAAAGAAACTTTTATTGAACCTTTAGACCCGAAGAAAATAGAGATTTGGTCTTTAGGTTTCACATTAACAGGAATATGACGATAAAAGAAATTTATGATTCTGGAGAAGGACAGCCGATTTGCAAAATGGAACTGGACTTGCAGAACGTAGCGAAGGGTTCGGCTGTTTATATTGACGATGTTCTTAATCTTGATGCAGAAGTTATAACCGACGGGCATAGGGCGCATATAGATTCATCAGGTCAGGCACATTATTTTGAAACAGAAGATAGTGAATTTAATCTTCATCTTGCTTTCAGTGGATTAAAAACTATAAACCGATTAAATATATTCTGGTATCCGAAATCAACACTGGTCGGGGCTATATCTGGTAATGTGGCTGCTGATTTTTTTATTTATTATGCGACAACTCAAACCGATGGACTTCCAACAGGATGGGTGAGATGGAATGGATTACAAGATAGAAGTTTGGAAATAGGGCAAACAGCAACAACTATTGTGAATGGTAGTGTTATAAATAATGAAAATACTTACAATAGTTTTATAGATTTGGCTGGGGTTTCTGCTTATGGGGTTAGGATACATCCAGCGGAAGTTGCAACACCTGTGAGATTATGCCAGATTGAAGTTTGGGAAAGTATAGAACTGAATGATTTTCTGCGGTTTGACCTCAATAAAAAAAGAGATAATATTCTCGGTATTTTTCATTCTTCAATCGGGAAGGGAACGCAAATTGCGGCGACGGAAGAATTTTATCCGCATAAAGGAAAGTTCAAAAATATAGATAAAGATAATATTCCCGAAATGCCTGCAAGGATTTACGGTGGGTTGAATAAGCAGGGCGTTGACTTGTGGGATATACAGGGACATTTCTGGGTTTTTGACTGGACGATTTTTAAGAGAAAGAAAAGGATAGAGTTCAAAGTCAAAGACAGGATTAAGGTTTTGAAAGATACAAAAGTTTTTCTGGGAATTGAAACGCTGAAAGATAAAAATAGGGAATGGCTGATTGAATGGATGGCTTTGGAAGCGGGTATTTCCGCCGACGAGGTTTCGCTTTTTGAAACGGAAAGAACCGTGCAGATGTTCTACCCTGTAAACAGTCCGATATGGGATGAGATGAACGAAATTTCAAAAGGTCTTGGTGATGTAAGTTTGTTTATTGATAATCACAATATTCTGCATTGGGAAGTTTATAGTAATCCTCATAAATGGTATATGCCCGACGATACTGCGTGGGCGACAGCCACATTTATAAACACAGAAATAATAGATAATAAAGTAAAGCCGTTTTATAGTTTGCAACCCTCTACTCTGCCTGCTGATTTTGTAGAAGACCAGTTTTCTATATTTCTTGGGAGTGGAGATTATAATCTTTTTGTTGCAGGGGTGATAAAAGGGTTCGGGATACAAAAGTATAGAATTTATAGAAAAACCCCGACAGGGGCGTGGACGCAGATAGTAGAACAAACTTTACCTGCTGGAATATTGTTTGGTCGTTTTGATGCAATATACAAAAACAATAAGATTTTTGTCGTATATTTTACCGAACAAGAAGATTATCTTGAAAAGTTTCACAGAATTTATTTAAGAACATATAACGAAACTGGTGGTCAAACAGGTTTCAGGGAAGAAGAATGGTTTCCGGGTGAAACAACTGGTTGGAATGAATTAAATATAGATGTGGATAGTAGCGATTTTGCATACTTTGATTTTTCTAACATTGATACAGATAAACTTTACTGGGGGAAAATAAGTGTTGCCGCTGGCTCTTATGAAATAGTAAAAAGTGGGGTTATAGGGGATGCAAAAGTTTTAATCGGATATGGTGATAAAGCGTTTATTATTTTTAGGATTGTAAATACTTGGTATTTTTATTATCGTAATGCCCCCGATGACTGGCTTTTTCACAGTAAAATAACAGACGCTTATTTTCAGCCGCTATTAAAGGATTTTCATATAATAGAATCGGGTGATATTGGGGATGCAAATGCAATAGTTGTTTTTTCACGAGGAGATGACAATACAACGAGAATTTATTACTGGTCAACCCACGATATGGAATGGGGATTTTTTGAAATTGACAGCGAAGATAAGGATTGGTCAACAAGCCCCGGATTTGTCGGTTCTGGTGTGGACGGTTCAGGTAAAAAACTTTGTCTTTTTATTCCGAGAGCGAAAGGGTCTTTTAATCATTTAGTAAGAAATGAGATTTCTTATACTGGACACATTTCCGACCACGATGACGATTGGACAGTTGAAAAATCAACGGTAATGGGATTATCTTATAATACAAATTGTCAGGTAAGAAGGGTCGCAATGGGAAAACATTTACCAGACCAGACAGAAAATTTGATGTTTGCGATAGAGTGGAATCCTGTTGCACCGGGATTTGTTTTTGTAGAAAGTCCTGCAAATTTTGTGCCGATAAATATAACCTCGCCGACAAAAGACCTTAATACAGATATTTTTCATTCGGGGGTTCTAAATATAGATTGCTATCTTTTTGATAATCTGATTATCAAAACATACACAAGGACATCTGATAATGAAATAGATTGGGATGGCTGGGAGTTAATCAACGATGACGGAACTATCAATTCAACAGCAAAAAGATATTTTCAATGGAAGGTTGTTTTTGAAAGTTCCGGTCTGGTTTATGGAGATATTGCTTTATCAAGTGCATATTTTTTCTGGGCAACGGGAATCGGGACTGCAAGATTTAAGAAAATTGACTGGAGTTTTTCATCGGCGAATATAGAGGAAATTCCTATATCTTTTGCGAATGAAGATAAGGGCGAGAAAATAAAATATTCAAAAGTGGAGATAAAAGCGAATCCCTTTATATTGAACGTGAGTGCTAAAATTTGGGACGGGGATATTGGATGGATGGCGGAAACAGGGAAAAGTTATAATTATAATGTCGTCTTTGAAAAACCTGTTGAAGTGGACGCTGCTTATAAATTGAAAATCAACGGGCATTATTACCCCGAAGGAGAAAGCACTTATGGCGGGATAATAGTAAATTTTACACGCCATCCTATCAGCCCGCAGGTTTTAATCACTGGCGTAAGCAATACGAATATCACAGAATATTTTATAGAGGGAAAAGAGTGGACGCAAACATCCGGCAGGATATATTCGGTGGGCGAGGGAATAGAAACTTTGCAGATTGAAAATAAATATTTGTCGGATTCCTTTTTGTCGCAGGATACTGCTAACAAGATTTACAGGGTATTGTCAAAAATAATAGTGGGAGTTCGCAGGGAAATGACTTTACCTTATTGTCCGACAATGGATTTGGATAATGTCATAAAATTAGAAGACGATGAATTGGATATTACAAGATTTTATCAGGTGCTTGAAATTTCTCACGATATAAGGGAAAAGAAAACGAAACCTAAATGTATTGAATTGGATTTATCAATATATTATAACCCTCTCTACTGGGAGGAAAGAGTTGCGGGCGAGCCGGTTAAATGGGGAACGACTGACGGCGGGACACCGTATTACTGGGGAGGGGCGAGATATGGTTAAAAGGGGGAGCAATGGAAATACCGAGTGATGATAGAATAGAAAATAAAAACCCGCCGAAAGACCCTGACGATAAAAAGGAATTGAACGCAGTTCGGATGATGACGATTCTTGATAAAATTGTGAATGGAACTTATGACGGTTTCCGGCTTCCGAATTGGACAATGACAGGAAGACCTGTGTCGCCAGAAGTTGGAACGATAGGAATAAATACTACTTCAGTGCATATAGAATGGTGGAATGGCTCAAAATGGCAGTCATTAGGAGTATAGAGGGGGTAATGTGAAAAGAAATATAATTTTAGGATTGTTTATAGCGGGGAGTTTATGGGCGGGAAAATTCGCAGAAGTTGAAGATAGCACAGTAACTTGGCAACAGGAAAAGTATATTTCAGGTTCGTATTCTTTTGGTGATTCTACAACGACAGCGAAATCAAACTACGGTGCTAAAATATCATCTAACGGAATAAGTATGAACGATAACAAAATAGTAAATGTTTCAACCTCGCCGAAGAATATAGGAGACGCTTCAACAAAGGGATATTGTGATTATATGATAGAAAAAGCAACGACGACAGGCAGTGCTGGTATTATTATTTTACGAAGTTCAGTTACAATTCTTCAAAGTTCCGTTACAATCCTTCAGGGAGATATATCAGTTTTAGAAAGTTCGGCGACGGCAAATTCTGATAACATAGAAATACTGATAAGTTCTCAAGCGATATTAAATAGTTCTACGACTATTCTTCAATCGGATGTGGCAGTATTAAAAGGTTCGGTTACAATAAACGCCGACGCTGTTTCTGTATTAGAAAGTTCCGTTACTATAAATACCGACGGGCTTGCGGTGGTGGTTAGTTCACAGGGTATTCTTAACGATAAAATGATTGTGGTTTATGCTTCAATTACAATCAATGCGGATAATTGGACAAATGTTGTAAGTTCTCAAAATATTATTATAAGTTCGTTAACGATATTAAATGAAGAAATGGATGTAGTGGAAAGTTCAATTACGGTGAATGCCGATGATATAACAATTCTGGAAAGTTCAGCAACCGCAAATGCCGACGATATTGCAGTAAATAAAAGTTCCTTGACCGCAATACACGACAATTACGCAAGGAAAGACAGTTCACCGACTTGGACAGGGGGGCATACTTTTGAAAAGGAAGTTACAATTTCAAGTAATGCTATTATAAGCGGGAATTTAAGTGTAGCCGGAATTTTGAAAACTAATAGTATTAAACCTGTTAGTGGAACAGCGATAGATTTAGGTGATAACTACATACACGGTCTTGGCGGTTTGGATGTTGTCGCTGGAGAAATAATGGAGATTTGTAGTATTCACAATAAAAAGGTCATTGAACAAGATTTGTTTGTTAGTTTATGGAATGGGAAAATGTTAAAAATTGTTGATAAGGATGATGCAGGCGCAGGTGTGGATATGAGCAGTAATCCGATAGTGAATATAGAGTGGGGAAATTCTGATAGAGACCTTGAGGATAATTTATTTACAAATATTTCAACCTCGCCGACAAATGTTGATGATGTTTCAACAAAAGGATATTGTGATTATGTAGTGAAAGGGGCGACTGACCCATTAGTTACAGCGACAGAGTTTGCGGCGTCAACGAATACATTAGCATCTTCCTCAACTTTAGCCGGTTATCCTATAGATAATACTAATGCGGGAACAGATAATTACATTTTGAAATTTGATGATGGCGAAAGTGACTGGAACTGGGAAGAAGATACAGGGGGTAATGGAGCAGGGGTAGTTTATTATTCTAAATCAGGAGAGTTCCCTTGCAACGCCTATGTAACCGACGGAATGGGATATATTCAAATGCCTTCATTCGCCGTAACATTGACGACAGTTACCGTGAATTATGGTAAAGACGGCACAGCGTCAGTTGGAATTGACGGTTATGATTTAATGCTTTCCTCAACGACAGACGGTTCGGGTTCTTGGCAGACAATAGTTTCGTCCTCAACTTTGTTTATTTCAAGCGGAAGATATAAAAAAATAACTACCGGCGATTTTGATATAACAGCAATACCGAGTTATAGCACGATACGACTTGACTGTCCAAGTATTGCCGCAACGACGCCCGGAGGAGACCCGATTATGTTAATGCTGGGGTTTATAGCACAATGAGAATATTTTTATTTTTATTTTTTGCGAGTTTGGCTCTTGCCGAGCAACCAAGTAATCAGAGAGTTCCCATAGGTTCAAACGCTTCGGGGTTAAAAGGTTTATGGCATTTTGACGAAAGTTCCGGCTCTACCACAAAGGATAGTTCGCCATATTACAGCACAGGAACACTTTACAGCGCAACTTTTGTAACAGGCAAATTCGGAAATGCTGTGCTTTTTGACAATGAATCCCTTGACGCTGTTGGTGTTGGAACAGCGACCAATATAAATCTGTCAGACCCGATGACTATGACAGCGTGGATAAAATTTGATGGTGCGGGAGCGGAAAATTCCTTTTGCACTTTTTTTGCGGCAGAAAATCTTGCGTTCTGGTTTTCTTATCAAGCGGATGGCGACCATCCTGATGAACTTACATTTTACGATGGTGCTTGGCGATATGGAACGGGAGGTTTACCTGCAAGTCAATGGACATTTGTCGTTATGACTGTTGATGGCACTAATACAAGGTTTTATACCAATGGCGCTTTAGTCGGAACAGACGGAGGACAGGGAATAGCGGATAATGCCACCAGTCATAAATGTATGGGGGCGAGAACTCGGACAGGAAGTAATAGTTGGGAAACCGGCATTTTAGATGATGTTTCAGTTTATAACCGAATATGGACGGCGGACGAAATTAAAGCAGAGTATTATAAAAAGGCAAGATATTATGATTAAGTATTTATTTATTTTTTTATTTCTACCGTTACCCCTTTTAGCATCTACGGATACGGTCAAGGAACTTTCTCCGGCAGAAATTGCGTGGAAAAAAGTAAAAACGATAAATGCTTCTACAGAAAAAGAGAGGATGAGAATTGCGTTGACGGTGGATACGACCGATTATGATGTTATAAAATTAAGTCCGATGGTTGACAGATTGGCGGTCATTGAATTAAGTGAAGAAGGATATGCAAGGCATAAGGCGGCAGGAAGAAATTACGCCCCTGTTATTTATAGCGGTGCGATAAAAAGAAGAAAAAATAAATTGATGGAAATTTACCAAGTAAGCATAGGCGACGAAATTATAATAGATGGCGATACTTACATTGTAGAAAATATAACTTATACCGTCGGTGGTTCTACAAATTTAATAACAGGCACAACTTATTACATTGACGGAAGCACTTATGTAATCGGGAAATATGATGAAGTAAAAGGCGGATGGTTGACTGCGATTACAGGGATAATTGTTGTTTTTATTATAGGTGTATTTGCGTTCTTGAAAAAGAAGGATTAAATTGGTAAAATCAGGGGAGGAAAGAAGATGAAAAAATTAAGATTATGTATGGGATTTTTGATGATGGCGGGAAGTTGTTTTGCGGCTGCTCCGGGAACGTGGTTTTTGAAACAGATAACAGACGCAGGGACAGGAAATACTTATTACATTGCTCAAAGTTCTGACATCCTGTTAGGGAAACAGATTGACACAGCGACGGGTGATACTTATTATGTTGCCACGACAACGCAGGCGTGGGCGATAAAAGTTCACGATTCCGATAATCTCGGCGGACAGGCGGCAACAAACTATGTTCTGTTATCCGGCGCAACGATTTATGCAACGGTGGTAGCGTTAGATGCTGAAACTGCGGCTCGGATTTTGGCAAATATTGCTCTGGGTATTTCTTCGGCGACAAATAGAACTGATATAAATATTGCTTTAAGTTCAATTACGATTGTTCAAATAGATGTGGAGATATTAAAAGGTTCAGCGACAGTGAACGCTGATGACATCGCTGTAAATAAAAGTTCAATAACAAATATACACGATAATTACCAATTAGATTTAGATACTTCAAACTGGGTAGCCGCCGACAGCAAAAAGTTTGACGGAGAAGATAGCGCACATTTTGTGGATACTACAACGGCACAAAACATCGGAGGGGCGAAAACTTTTGATGATAAACTTACAATTAACAATGATATACAGGCAAATTCAGGGATTTTTAAGAACACTAACCCTGATTTTAAGTTTGAAGATATAACGGCTGGTGATGATGACTGGAGAATAAGAGTAGATGCAGACAATTTTAATCTTCAGCAAAGAGTTGGGGATATTACTTGGATAGATAGATTAAATATATCAGGTGCAAATGGCAATATCGGAATAGGAACAAACACACCAAATTCTGCATATAAACTTGATGTTTACGGGTTTATTCGCTCCACGGCGGGATTTGTTTTTCCTGATAACACAATCGCAATTTCTACAACTGATTTTGCAAGTGCCGCTGGGTTAGCGGCGGAAATTTCAGATACAGATACAAATTTCTCTAATGTAAATTTAGCAATATCAACAAGCGGAGCAGCAATCACAAAAAATATAAGTTCTATAACCGTGCTTAATGATGCTGTATCTGAATTTATTACAGAAACGGATGAAGGAGTATCAATTTCAACTCGCGTAGATATTACAGGTGATTTAAAAGTTACCGGCACTTTAGGGAGTTTATTTGCTATTGAATTTTCTACGGATGAACCGACAATATTAGATGCCGGTGTTTGGACATCAATAACAACCGAATGGACTGCTGATGAATTGGTTGATTTTACTCATTCATTAGGGACTTGCACATATACAGGGGCTTTAACAAATAAGTTAATGACCTATCATTATCACTTAACTGCCGTCGCTGACCCCGGAACTGGAACGAATTTTAGTTGGGGTGTATCAAAAAATGGCGCAGACCCGACGCATTATCATACACAACACATTCCGGGTGCGGATAAAGAATCTGTATCTTGTGCATATACTATACGATTATCTCAAAATGATACAGTAGCACTTAAAATTATGACAGATGATGGGGACGATTTAACTATAACTATCGGCGATTTTATGGTTAAGAGCAGATAAGATGAAAAGATTAATAATTATTTGTCTGATGTTATTAGGTTATGTTTGTAATGCAAAAGCAGTAATGTTGAAAAAAACCCGCAGGTCAACAACAAGAATTATTACAGAAGAAATTGCACGCCGGAAAATGGAACAACTGATAATTGAAAATGATATTGAAATTGAGGATGTGATTGTAACGACTAAAACAGAATTATCAACGGGAGACGTGATTGTATCAACGAGTGGGACTGTATATAAAGTAAAAGAAAAAGACCCCTCAACGGGGGGCTGGCTTGTCGGTGTCGCTGGAGTTATTGCAATTCTAATCAGCGGGATAATCTATTTATTTAGGAGGAAACAATGAAAATAAAATTAAATGGTTCATCGGGGATTGTTGCGATTATTATAACTTTACTCCTTGCAACTGGAGGTATTCTTATAAAAATTGGCGATAAAAAGGCACAAGTGAATAGGAATACAACTGACATTGTAGAAGTAAAGTCAGAGCAGAAAGATTTCCGTAAAGAAATAAACACAAAATTTGAAGTAGTTGCGGGGGATTTGGGGCTGATAAAAGGTGCTCTTGGAATTAAAAAACAAGCGAGAGCAAGGAGATAAAATGTTTTTCTTTCACTTATTTAAGAACTGGTGGGTTTCAGTTTTGATTGGAGTGATTTTATTTATTCTCGGCTTAATTCTTATCAATAAGGCAGTTTGGATTATCGGATTGGTATTTATGGGGATAGGTTTTGTTTTATTGGCAGGTTGGATTTGGTTTATAAATAACTTGGTAATATGAAAATAAATATAAAAATAAATAAGGCGATACAGTTATATTCGCTCTGGAAAGTTGTGAGGCGATTTTTGCCGAAGAAAAAGAAGGAGGTTATTGTGAAAAAAGGAATTGCGACTTCTGAATTGTGGTTGACGGTGGCTTTTGATTTGCTGGCGATTGGATTTATGGTGGCGGGAACTTTGAACCCGGAATTAATGATAAAAATTCTGGGGATAACAAACGGGATTTATCTGGTCAGCAGAACAATCGTGAAATTAACAGCGACGGAACTTGATGATGCTGCTGTTGCAAAACTAAAAGAACTGATAGATAAAAGCAAGTAAAGATAAATGAAACGCTTTTTTGTGAGTATCTTTAATAAAATACTATCTTTCTTTTTTGAGATAGGTAAAAATCCCTGTAAATGCGACCTCGGTTGCGATGTGAAAAAGATGAAGAAGTTTCTTGAAGTCCTGCGCCCTTTTTGCGATTTTGAAAACTTTAACCGCTGGGCTGTCTTCACACACGCTTTTCACGAAACAGGCGGATTTGAAAAGGCAATCGGGAATAATTATTTCGGGATTAAAAAGCCGAAGATGTGGACTGGAAAAGTTGCCTATATCACGACGCACGAATATATCAGCGGTGTAAAAAGAAAGGTCAATCTTTATTTTGCCGACTGGGAAACATTGGCAGAGGCGCTGATATGGTATGGCAGTTTAATTAAACGGCTCTATCCTTTGTCATTTAAGAACCGGGAAAATCCTGAAAGTTATTTTATCGGATTAGTCGCAGGAAAATATCTTTATGCAACCGACCCGAACTATGTTACGAAGTTAAAAAATATGTATGGCAAACTTCGGGCGAGTGAATACATTAAAAATCTGGTAGAAAAATAAAAGCAATTTTCTAAAATCCGAAATAGTTTTACCGTCAAGGAATAACACGAATTGCCTTAATCGTGTTCAAAATGTCTATGTTTTTTTTGGATTACCCCTTGACAAATAAAACCCTTTCGTTGTATAATCGTATTGATGAAAAAGGGATGCGCGAATAAACTCGGAGAAAAAAGAAAAGTTTTTATAGCCCTGTCTGGCATAGGGAATACTTGCGTATCCGCCTTATGTTATGGCAGGGCTTTTTTTACCGGTCTGAGCCGGTTGGGGGCGTAATAATGGCAGGCGTATGCCTTTTAGCCAATGGTCTGCCCGCCCCCGCAAACTTTAAGGAGGTAGTGAGATGAGCAAACCGATTGTTATAGAAGAGTTTTTGTTTGAAGAATTAATAACTGACCGCAAGGATTTACTTACCGAGCGGGACGCACTCAAAGCCGAGGTCGAGGATTTGAGGAAATATCCCCCTGCTGGAACTATTGCTAAATTATGTAATAAAATAAATAACCTCAAGTCCAGAAACGCTGAACTGGTGGCGGAATTGCGGCGACTACAATCAGCCGTTGGCGAAGTTGATTTTGATATTATAGAAAAATTATTGGCAAGTGAATAAATGAAACAGCGTCGGGGCGTAACACGAAAGCGTGAAAAGTGGATTTTGCTACTTGACAGGTTTTTGGGAGTTTGCTAAAATTTAGAAATTATGAATAAAAAGGTCGTCAATTCACAGGAAACAAAAGCGAGGGAATCTTTGCCATTGGGGGAAGGAATCTTGACGACGCCTTCCCCCACCCTCGTTTCAAAAATATGAAAAAAAGATTTATTGACGCCGATATTTTTGGAAAAGAAAAATTTAGAAAAACTCCCGTGACAATAAAATTATTTTGGTTTTACCTTTGTATGAATTGTGACTTTGCGGGGATATGGGAAAAAGATATAGAACTCGCAGAATTTCAAATAGGTCTGAAAATCAAAAGGGAAGATATACAGAAGTATCTAAAAAATAAAATAGCGGTTCTGCCAGATGGTAAATGGTATATTAAAAATTTTCTGAAATTTCAGTATGGGGTTAAATTTTCCGAGTTAGACAAAAAAAATCATTGTCATAAGGGGATATTAAAGATTTATAGTAAATATGAAGGAGTTTATTTTGATGATATAGAGCAGACGGCTCTTGGTTTTGGTTGGGGTCAAGTTGGGGTCAATGTAGCCCCTAAAGATAAAGATAAAGATAAAGACAAGGATAAAGATAAAGAAAAAGATAATATATTATTATTATTCAACGAAATAGAAAACAAATTTAATAAAGAAGAATTACTCCTTAAAAAAGAGTTTTTGGACTATTGGACTGAAAAGTCAAAGGGCGGTCTTAAAGAACGGTGGCAAATGGAAAAGGTCTTTGATGTTTCCCGGCGGTTCAGGACTTGGATAAGGAATAATATAAAATACGGCAAATTTAAGCCAAAGCCGGAAAAGAGTTTTGCGGAGTTTGTAGAGGAAAAGGAGGGGAAGAAATGAAACCCGCCATATTAGACGCAGGATTAAAGAAGATTGAAGATAACTATCATTTCACATTTGGACTTGAAATAAAGTATGAAATCTTCGCTGAAATGAAAAGCATTACTGAAGAAGAATGGGGGCGGATTTGTAAGGAAGTGAATAAAGGGCAGTTTAGACCGAAGATTGCGGATTTTATTACGGCGAAAAAGGAAATTGCAAAGCCGATTTATAACGACGACGGCAAGAACTACCCCGCTCGCTGTAAGATATGTGATGGAATTTTTGCTGTAAAATACGAACCGGGAATTGAGGACAGATATACTTGCCAAAGATGTAGGGAAAATGAATATCAAGAGGAAGAAGAAGAATTTGCAGGCAGGGAGGAATAGGATTATGATAAATCATTATTCAATCAATCCCGTCCCGAAGCCCCGTATGAAGAAATGTATAATGTGTGGGGAATACTATATACCCAATTCTAATTTCCAAAAAAGGTGTGATAAATGCAAAACTTTTATTTGTAGATATTGTGGCAAAAAATTCAAAAGCCGTGCAGTTAAAAGAAAATTTTGTTCTCAAAGTTGTGTTGCTAAATCACGAAAGGGTAAAAAGGGTGCTCATTGGGAAGGTGGAAAAATAAAAAAACTTTGTGCTACTTGTGGAAAAGTAATTTATACAAGACGATATAGAGTAAAAATAATGCAAAAATATTTTTATTGTTCAGCAATATGTGCGAATAAAAGCGTATATAAAAGAAAAATATTAAGAGATAAAATGGTTGGAAAGTTGCCCTCTCATTTAGTGGGAGGAAGGGGCAAAGTTTTTGGCAATATTAAAAAAGGAACTTATGATATAAATGGTAAAAAGATATTTTTAAGAAGTGGTTGGGAGGCAAATTATGCATTATATCTTGACTTTTTAATAAAGCGAAAAATGATTAAAAGTTGGGAATATGAAAAGGATATATTTATTTTTGAGAAAATAAAATTTGGGACAAGAAGTTATCGCCCAGATTTTAAGATTGCTAACAACGATGGAAGTTTTGAATATCACGAAGTAAAAGGATGGATGACAAAAAGAAGTAAAACACAATTAAAAAGAATGAAAATTTACTACCCTAATATAAAGTTGATTCTTATTGATAGAAAACCTTATGGGGAAATAAAAGCGAAACTTGGAAAATTATTGAAATTTTATTGATTTGGCATTATGCGGGATTACAGAAACGCTGGGGAGTGGAGGGTCAAGTTATTATTGATAAGGGGGAATTATGAAAGAAGAATTGCAAATTGAGGAAAGAGTTAAAAAAGTAGTTGCCGAACATTTTAACGTCAAAGTATCAGATATTAATTCTGATATAACATTCAAATCTGGCTTTAGGGCAGATTCATTAGATTTAGTAGAGATTATAATAAACATTGAAGATAAATTTTGTATTGAAATCCCCGACGGTAAAGAGAAAAAATTCAACACTATCAATAAAATAGTTGAATGTGTAAAAAAGGAGATGTTATGAAAACAGAACGAGAACCCCGAATTATGCCGGAGAGAGGAGGTTTGAGATGAACGAAAACATTATTTTGTCGGCTAAAATGGGAATTGTTAAAGCCCCTTCTATAAAGAAATTGGCGAAATGGGTAAATGAAAATAGTGATTGTGTGGCAAAAGTAGAGCATATAGAGGGAATTGTTAAGGATACTAAAGTCGGACATTCAAGATTGCGGCGACCGGGACGAATTATGTATTCAGGGAATATACTAACAATATATGATAAAAATGGAGAACAAAAATTTCGCCACGATACCACGGAAACATATAGAAATAACAATGAAGTGTGCTATTGGATTGTTGAAAATATCATAAATAAGGAGAAAGTAAAACGAGTTTTATGCCGGAGAGTAGAGGGATGAAAAAGTATCAGATAATAGTAGTTGACCCCCCATATCAAATTAAGAAGATTAAAAAAAGGGTGCGACCTAATCAGGTTAATATGGATTACCCTATGATGTCCCTTGACGAAATTAAGAATTTACCCATAAATAAAATAGCAGATGATATTTGCACCCTATTTTTATGGACAATAGATAAATACCTTTACGAAAGCAAATCAATATTAGAGGCGTGGGGTTTCAAATATCATCTTACAATGCATTGGGATAAAACTAATGGGCTTGCAATGTATGGTTTTAATAGACAATCGGAATTTATACTTGTAGGATTTAAGGGAAAACACGACGCATACCCGAGGCGAAAAACTATACGGACAGCATTTACCGCAAAATCAGAAAGGCATAGTGCAAAACCTGATTATTTTTATGAAATGCTTGATGTTCTTGACGGAAACAGAATAGATATATTTGCACGTCAAGAAAGAAAATCATTATTGATAAAAAAGAAATGGCATGTATGGGGAAACGAAGTTGAAAGTGATATTGAACTTTTACCTCTTGACATATGAAAAAAAGTAAACTATACTTATGATAGAGATAGAAAAATGCGAAAAAATACAAAAACAGTTGAAAAGATTTCCCGTCGTATCCCAGTTTACTTTCGCATTCTGGGGCGGCGGGATTTTTATTTTTAGGGGGAAATTATGTCAAATGAAATGATTGTTGCGGTTGAGAAAAAGTCGGGCGATGTTGTAGTAAAGGCAAATGCTTTGGTGGTTACTAACAATGACCAGTATGTTGTGGGAACGGATTTTATGAAAGTAATTAAGGCATTGAAGAAAGAAATCAATGAAGCATTTGACACAGGAATTGAGAAGGCGAAAGAATCGCTCAAGGCATCTAAAGCACAGAAAGCAAAGTATTTTGACCCTGTTGATTCAGCCCATACGATTGTAAAGTTAAAACTTTCGCAATTCGTTGAAAAGGAAGAAAAGAAAAGAGCCGAAGAAGAAGCGAAACTCCGCAGAGCCGCAGAAAAGAAAGAGGCGGAATTGAGAGAAAAGGCAAAGTTGGCAGAAGAAGCGGGGAAGACAGCAAAGGCGGAAAAATATGAAGAAAAAGCCGAAGAAGTAATTGCGCCGGTGTTAAGTTCTACCGTGCAAAAAGTAGATGGCGTTCAGAAAAGAACTTATTGGAGCGCAGTTGTTACTGATATAAGTAAAATTCCTATGGAGTTCTTTGACCTGAATATGTCAAAACTTAATGCAAGGGCAAGGGAAACAAAAGGGCAGTCCACTATTCCGGGCGTAAAATTTATCAGCGAAAAGAGGGTGGTTTAATAATGAAAGAAAAACCGCATGGATTTAATTACAAATACGCCGCAAGCCCCACGGCAGTATTGGGCTTGGTTACTGCTTACGGTTTAATAAGGTGGTGGAAAAATTCATCGCCAGAGTTGATAAAGGAAAAGGAAACAATGGGGAAAAATGCGGGGACTGACGGGCATAAACTTATAGCGGATTGGATTGATAAAAAAGAAACTTCCATAGAGACGATGTTTCCCGAAGAAGTCCAAAATGCAAGGGATAGTTTACTGCTTTGTATTTCCGAACATCCGATTATTCTGAAAAATGCTGAGATGAAATTTGATTATGACAAATTCGGCTATTCAGGAATGATTGACGCTGACGGGACTTATGATAAGGAAGTATCAATTTTTGACTGGAAACTAAAATGGGCTAAAAAATATCCGAAGCCCGCAATTTACGACGATTTTGAATATCAACTTGCTATGTATTTCCAAGCATATCGGGATATTTTTAACAAGGAAGTTAAGCAGGGGGTTTCCGTTGTGTTAGCAAAGGATAAGATTGCGTATAATTTGAAAGTAATTGACGCAAAAACTTTGAATGAGCATTTCAGAGGTTGGTGTATTCCGTTGCTGAAAGCGTGGAATTATCAGAGGAGGAAAAAATGATGTATGAAAAATTACTTGAAGCGGTTGAGAAGTTGCCTAAAGAAGCAGTGGAAAAAGCGTCAAAAGATGTTACTCGCAAAGGATACGATACAACAGGTTATCAGTATCAATTTCTTGTTAATGTTTTGAATGATATTGTCGGTATGGAAAACTGGACTTTTGATTATGAAACGATAAAGGAACTCACGGGGACTTGGAAAAACGGAAAATCCTTTTGGGAAATTACAGTCAAAGTAACTATTGAGATTTTTATTGAAGGAAAGACAATTACCCGAAAATGTGCAGGCGGTCATAAGTCCGAGATGTATTCAGACGCTTTGAAGGGTGCTATTACCAATGGCTTTAAGAAAACCGTGTCTTTATTTGGAGTAGGTAAAAAAGCGTATGAAGGGACGCTTGACGAGGATTATAGAGCCCCTTATAATGGGCAGAATGGCAAGAAAACGGTGAAATTTGGCCCTCAAGGGCAAAGAGCCCGAAAGCAGGGAGAAAAGGGCAAGGATGAGCAACAGGGCACAAGGGGCAAGGGATTAAGCGATACCCCGCCAAAACCTGATTTTGTAAGCAAGTCCGGCAAGGAAATGTCAAAGGAAGCGTATATTAAAGGGATTTACGAGTTTGCAAAGGCGAATGATATTGATTTGAGCAAGGTTATCAGCGAGTTTGGAGATATAGAGCCGGAGGATATGCTTGTGCCGATGTTAAAGGATTTTTGGAAAGCGGTTAAGAAGTTGAAAAAATGAGGGGGAAAAGTGGCGAGTTTTAAGGATTTCCGAGAGAAGATAGATAAGGGGTTTGACCCCTGGTGTTTTGAGGTATATCCCGAAATGTCAACGGCTTATGCAGAGGCGGTAAAAATAATTGAAGATAATCCTGTATTGATAGAGACACAGTTGGAAATTTTATCAACACACTTGCCGAGAATAAAGGATATTTGCGCCGTCGCCGATTGCTTTTTGGATGTGGAAGCGTATCGGAAATATACTTCTGAAGGAGAGAACGCTTTGCACCGGAAATTGAGAAATGATTATGAAGTCGCTGAAATCAGGGCAATTAGGGATAAAGTTGTTGGGCTTGTCAAAAGTATTGAAGTGCGGATTATGGTTCTTCAGAGCCGTCTAAAATCGGCAAATCAAGAGAAAAATCAGGGGTATCAGAAATGAAATTCAAAACATTTAGCCCTGAAGTAAAAGAGGCAGTTTTCAACGCAACAAGTGGATATTGCTGGCGCAAAGGTTGCACGGAGAAGATACATAGTTTTCACCATTGCCTAAAAAATAATAAATATAACAGAGAGCGTTTCCCGCTATTTATAAATTCAATCTTTAACTGTGCGGGTTTGTGTTTCGGCGACCATACAAATAATACAGCAGATTGGGACATAACGGAGCGGCAAGCGGAAATATATGAAAAATGGCTTGAGGATTTTAAAAATGGAACACTCTCATAAATTTATTTTTCAGCCCAACGGCACGGTAAAACCCTGCTCTTGCGGTATGACGATAGAGCATTACCAGCGGTATGTTTCACCGGTTGAGGCATATCAATTCTACAAAGCGGAAGGCGGGAAGATGAGTTACCCGCAGTTCCGCCACCACTTGAAGGTGCAGAGAGAACTTGAGAGAAAAAAGGGGGGATTTTGAAAAAGAAATTTAGGATTTATGAAATTGGAGAGGAGAAAACAAAATGAAGTATGACGTTATTTCTGAAAGCCAGCGAGGTGTAAATTGTAAAGTGGGATTTTGTTTTGCAGGTCTTGCCTGCGAACTCCCGCTTGCAATTTTAGAGTTATCAAAGCGTTGCCCCGATTGTGGCGGGAAATTATTGTATCACTATGAAACAAATCCTATTGATGAGTTTAGTAGTGAAAGGATAGCGATTGCAGAACAATGCGATTGTGGTTACGCATTGACTTATACTGACGAGCCGAAATCGGAAAGGAGCGGAGTATGAAACGGCTGATAAGTTTCAGTGAATTGAAAAAAGATTGCAGATACAGGGATTATGGATGGTGTAATCGGAGATGTAAGCATTGCCAACTTTGCACCGCCAAGAACTGCCCGATTTGGAAAAAGTTACCAATAGGGATAAGTATAATGAGAATGCCATTTGGAAAGTTGGTAGATGATTACTTAAAAAATGTATCAAAAAAGGATTTTCTAAAGGCGATAAAGAAAGTGAAAGGAAAAAGGCAGATAAAGAAAAAGAAGTTAAAACCCGCAAGGGTGAGGGGGAGAAGGTGAGAAAGCACAATTATGTTGTCGGTTACAAAGGTGAAAATCAGTGTGTTTATGGACGAGGGGACGAGTGGACAGACCTTTTAACATTTGCAGAGGCAAATAAAAGGGCGAAAGAATTAAAGACAGGCTACGGCAAGAGAATATACAGAGGTAAAGTATTCAAACTTGTGGAAGTTAAGCAAACATAATCCAGCGGAAAAATGAGGAGGGGGAGTGAAAACTGCAAGGGAAATTTTGGAAGAGATGATAGGAGGGGTTTTAGCAGGGACGGAAGATGAAGGTTTTTATGTGAAGGAAAATATTGACTATGCCTTGAAAGAACTGCGGAAAATTCTTATCGGAGAAATAGGAAAGAATTATTCAGCGACAATAGATGACCCCCACGGGGTTTCAGCGACTTGGAATACTGCGGTAGATAAATGTTTAGAAGTTGTGAATAATGTTTTCAAAAAAGATTAAAGGAGAAAAAATGAGCAATGAACTAAAGGCGTGTGAAGATTGTGCAGAAAGAATAGTAAATAAATTTATACTTGAATTTTGCAATGACCATAATGGCGAAATACGATTTTTACGGAGCATCTTTTATGATGAAAAAGACGGTGCGGAAACAATAATAAAATTTATAAGAGAGAATCTTAAAATTGAAATTGCCAACCTTGCCAAGCGAACCGCAAACCTTTCGTGGAAGTTGGAATGTGCTGATAAGGAGAATGAGAAACTGCGGGAAGAACTTGAAAATTGGAAAGTATCATTTGCAGGTGCAGACGAGGAAAGATATAAAATCCGAAAGGAACTCGCCGAGAAGGAAAATCAGATAAAGGATTATTTGAAAATCTGTCAGGATAAGGATAAAAACCTCGCCCGCTTGAAGGATGTGGATGTGGAGCGACCCCGCATTGTTTGTTTATGTGGTTCTACAAGATTTATGCAAGAATTTTTTGATGCCGGATGGATTTTTACATTGAAGGGTTATATTGTCTTGTCTGTGGGGGTTTGTAAGCACGCAGAACATCACGGGGGCGAGGCACTTGGGCAAGAGGTTGCAGATAAACTTGATGTATTACATTTAAGAAAAATTGATTTAGCAGATGAAGTTTTTGTGCTTAATGTCGGCGGGTATATAGGGAAATCAACAGCAAAAGAAATTGCGTATGCAAAGTCAAAGGATAAACCAATTCTGTATTTAGAGTCATTGGATAAGGGAGTGAAAAAGGGGGTGTGAGAAATGGGGGAAGATGAGAAAAGGGCTGAATGGAAAGCAATTATGAAATTGTTGAAAGAAATGGAACGTTGCGGAGATATAAAACTCCTGAATAAAAAGGGCGGTTGGAAAAGAATTGCCCTTATTATATGTCAATCTCATTAAAAATGGAATCTGACGAAAGCAGAAGAAAATTTGAAAAAAAAATGAGGAAAGAGTTGGAATTAGAAGAAAAGGAATACGAGAAAAAAGAAAAGAACTATATGAAAGGTGGGTTACCCATATTTAAGAGGAGTATAAACTTCAAAAGAATTGTAAAGTTGATTAACCCCAAAAAGGGCAGGAGGTAGAGGATGACAGAATGCGACGCCGAAGATTGCAAGTATTGTAAAGACGGGAAATGCACGAAAAAGGATATGGTGGTCGGGAAAGACCGCACTGCGCCTTTGCCGGAGTGTTGGAGTTATGAGAAGGAGGAATAAAATGCGCCTGCACACGATAGTTTTTCTATTTCTCGGAGTATTGCTTCTCATCGGCTTGCTTATCTTTATTTTGAGCAGGAGGGACGGCGGGGATGGCGAGGGTTATTATGACGATTACTGGACGATTAAAAATAAGGACGACGAGCCGCCGATGTTTGTGGGGTAGGAGGTAAAATTGAAACCTATAATCTTTAATTCAGAAAGCGTGAGGGCGATTTTGGACGGTAGGAAATCCCAAACGAGGCGAGTAATAAAACCGCAGCCGAAGGCAGTTTTAAGTCGTATTGTAAATAGTGATTTATGGACTTATACTTTATGCGATAAAGAATGGAAATGTCCCTACGGAAAAATCGGAAGCCGTCTATGGGTTCGGGAAACTTTTAGTGATTATATGGGCGACATTTATTACCGTGCTTCATTTCAAGAAAATCCGTCATCGCCCGAAATTCCCTCTTGGCAATCGTCAATCTTTATGTCAAAAGACCTTTCCCGCATAACCCTTGAGATAACAAATATCAAGGTTGAGAGGGTGAAAGATATAACAGAAAAGGACGCTAAAGCAGAGGGTTGTGAACTACAATTCAAAGATGGAAGATATATAACAGATGCCGACCCAGAGCACGCCGACTGTTGGGATTATAAACTTGCATTTGAAGAACTTTGGGATTATATAAACGAAAAGCGAGGTTTTGGATGGGAGAAAAACCCGTTTGTATGGGTAATTGAATTTAAGGTGGCGAAAAATAGAAAGGAGCGGACGGGGTGAATGAAAACTTTTATATCTTTGTTCTCTGGTTGTGGGGGTATGGATTTAGGGTTGGAAAGGGCGGGATTTAAGTGCAAAGGTCAAATAGAAATAATGCCGTATGCTTTGAAAATCTTGAAAAAGCAATATCCAAAAATCCCGAAACATACAGACATATCAACCTTTTGTGTGCGGGGTGGCCTTGTCAGGGGAATTCAATCGCAGGCAAGAGGGCGGGTATGCAGCACGAAGGGAGCGGACTCTGGGAAGAAGTGGCAAGGTGTTTGCGAATATTTAATCCGCAATGGTTTCTTGGAGAGAATGTTCCCGGGCTTTTATCCGTTAATGGCGGAAGGGACTTTTCAAAAGTTATCAGCGACTTGCAAAAAATCGGGTATGGCGTTTTGTGGAGAATACTTAACTCTCAATACTTCGGAGTCGCCCAGAGACGCAGACGTTTGTTCATTGTCGGATATTTTGGAAACATCTGTCCACCCGAAATACTATTTGACGAAAAAGGCGGTTTCGGGAATGATAAGAAGGTCCAAAAAATGGGGCAGAGGGGGTTATGTATTTCTACAAGAGACGGGGCAAGCCAAGACCCAACAAATGAAACTCTTGTCGCTTCAACAATTAGAGTCAATCGTGACGGGCAAGGAAGCCCCTTTAAATTTGAGGGAGAAAACATTGTCGCTAAAACAATACAAGCGAAAAAAGGAGATAGATATAATAGAGACGAAAACCTCGTTAGCCAAACACTCGGAGCAACAAAAAGGGGCAACACTTCCTTTATATGGCAAGACACTCATATTGCGGAAACTAACCCCGAACGAAAAAGAGAGCCTTCAGGGATTTTCGGACGACTGGACGCTGTGCGAGGAGTAGTAATAGGCAATGCTGTTACGGTGAATGTGGTTGAGTGGATAGGAAAAAGAATAATGAAATATGAAAGGCGAAAATGCTAATCCTCTACATAATAATCAGTTTCGTGGCGATATATCTGGGGATTGTATGGGAGAGGATAGGAGCGAGAAAAAAGAGGGGGAAAAAATGATACCGGCGTTACTTATGGTTTTTTCGCTGTTATTTATTTGGATAATCACGGGGACGGGGAAATGAGGAGGAAGAAATGAAAGAAATTAAGTTTAAGGGTAAAAGGTTTTTGTTTGAAGAAAGGGACAAAACATTTAATTTTGGAGGTACCGTTGGTGATTTACACGAATCAGAATTTATGGTGGCAAATGATTACCGCTGTTATGCTATCTTAAAAGAGGACGGCAAAATAATGCGTCTTCATCAACAAATAGGAATAAAATCTGATATTGAATTTGGCAGAGAAATATCCGCAGAAGAAATGGGAAAATATAAAATTAAAACAAAAGATGTGAATTTTGAAGTATTAGAAGGGCAAAAGATTATTTTATTCAAGGAGGATGATGCCACTAACGCTTTTTGGGGTGATAGTGTTGATAGATTTATAATAAAAACAAATAACGGAAAAGTATATGTAATGGAAACAGGCGGCGGTGGAAATACAATGGGATTTCCGGGTTCACAATGTCACGGTGTTTGGTTGCAAGAAATACTGAATCCCGAAATTTTGGAAAAGAAATGAAACAAGAATATAAAGTATATTTAGTTTTACAGGAACTCGGAGGCAGGGCGAGAACCGAAGAAATAAAAAGGGCGTGTCTTAATTCTTTCAATGGCGTGAGTTGCCCCGACAGGTATTTAAGATTTATGGTTGAGCCGGAGAGGGGTATTGTAGAGAATATCGGTAAGGTAAAAGACGACGACAGCACGGATACCTGGATTATTAAGAAACCTTACACACCGGCAGGGAAGAAACCGGATAATCACGGTGATTTGTTTGATATTAACAGGTATTCTTATGATTGAAAGGCAAGAAAAATTAACGAAAATAGAATTATTTAATGACCATTTTCAAAATTATAAATCTTATCAGATACCTAAAGCGCAGTTGATTATTGCGGATATACCGTATAATATGGGCAATTATGCTTATGCGAGTAATCCGTCGTGGTATGTTGGTGGTGACAATAAAAAAGGCGAATCAGATAAAGCAAACAAATCATTTTTTGATACAGATGGCTATTTCAATATTGCGGAATATATGCATTTTTGTTCTAAAATGTTAAAAAAAGAACCAAAACAAAAAGGATTATCTCCGGCTATGATTGTATTTTGTGCATTTGAGCAAATGCAAATGATTATAGATTATGGGAAAAAATATGATTTTAATAATCATATGCCTTTATTTTTTATCAAAAACTATTCCGCCCAAGTTTTGAAAGCCAATATGAAAATAGTGGGAGCGGTAGAACATGCTATAGTTTTATATCGTGATAAATTGCCGAAATTCAACAATGGTGGAAAAATGATTTTTAATTGGTTCAAATGGAAAAGAGACAATTCTGTTCCTAAAATACATCCAACACAAAAATCTATTCCAATATTGAAAAGATTAATAGAAATTTATACGGACGAGGGCGACGTTGTAATTGACCCCGTGGCTGGAAGCGGTGCGACATTGAGAGCCGCCGCTGAATTGAATAGGAACGCATATGGATTTGAAATAAAAAAGAATTTTGTCAAAGATGCGAAGGAAAAAATGTTAGTAAATTTGCAGAGAAAATTATTTTAATGGGTAGTAAATTATGAAACCCAAGCCGCCCGTATTTCTTCAAAAGCCGGAGATATGCTGTAAGTGTTATTTTAAGGAAAATCGTAAGCGCAAAATTTCACCTTGCACGGATTGCCGGTATCTTATTGAAGGGAGTCCGTATTGTTATTTTTTGCTGAAGAAGAAAATTGAGGAGGGGAAATGATAAGAAAATTTGAATATAAAATATGCCCAGATGATAAACCTTGTTAAAATATACTTTGCTACTATAAAAGCATATAGAAAAATGAAAAGATATAAAAAACCGTATAAATTGTCTATAAAATCTTTGAATAGTATATATAATGGTTATGGTATGAGAATCGTAAAAAGGATAAACAAAAAATGTTATATTGAATTAACATCAAAAAAGAAAAAAAGGAGGAAAAATGCAGATTGAAGGGAATAGAGAAAAATTAACAAATTGTGAAAAGGCGATTTTGAAAACACTATCAAAACATTCTCCTCATTCTTTTAATGATTTGGTGAAAGCATTCATAAATGTAGATTATTCGTATGATAGATTAAAAACGACGATTATAATATCTTCAATGTTTTGTTATAATTTAGTGGAATTATCCAGTATCAAAAAAAGGAAATAAATTATCTTGTGTAAAAGAAATATCCCCTTGACAATTTTACCTTTCAATGCTATAATATAGTATGTCAGTTAAGGGATATAAGATACAGGTGGAAATTCAACAGGAATGGAATAAATTAACAATGATTGAAAAGATTTTGTTATTTCTTTTTATATTTTTTGTAATAATTTCCTTTCCTCCTTTGCTGGCATATTTGTTTTATGGGTGTAAATAAAGTGGTGGATAATTGGTATGAAAATATGAGCATACAAGAGATGTGTAATTTTATATTAAATGGGATAATTTCGCCGCCGATTAATTGCAGATGTTCTATAATTAAAATAGTTCCAATATTTAATAGCAATCCCGAATATATACAAGAATATGCGGAATGGGTATGGCAGGAAATAGTTATAGGGAAAAAAAGTCGGGAAAAATAAAATGGTAAATACGGGTTTTGTAACTGCGGCAGATTTTGCTAAAACATTGCACCGTTTCGCCATATCAGGTTTTGATTTGAATAAAAAGTATAATTTTTGGAATAGGGGGGAAACTAAAATGGTAACAGCAAATCTAAATGGAAAGAAAATAAAATGGAACGGTAAAGTATGGGTTTATCTTAATAATAAAAAGGTGAAAGATACTTCAGGTAATTATCACAATGGTTAAATTTGGCTTAAAATTTGCCGGGATTATTTATACAGTAATATTTAGGCGAAATGGAAACTTCGGTTATAGTGTAAGATTTAATACAAATCCCATTGAAATTCAAGCGTATGCTGAAGTGATTTGGAAAATGTATATTGAGGGAAATCATATATGAATTCGCAAAAAACCAAACGTATAAAAAAGAAAGTGATTGAAGCGATAGGGAAAGGTTCAACGATTATGTGCGCCTGTGCTTATGCAGGTTTCAGTTCAAATACTTTATACAAATGGATGGAAAAGGATAAGAAATTTGAACTTGCAGTAGAGCAGGCAGGATTAAAACAGATTGATATAGTTGTAGGTTCTTTGTTTAAGAAAGCGAATGGATATGATTATACGGAAGTTCACGAAGAAAGGATAATACTCTACGGTAATAAAACAAAGAAAGGTAAGGGAGATAAAAGTATTACTGTCAATGTCCCAGCCAAAAGAATTAAAACAATTACGAAACATTATGCTCCCGATACAGGTGCTATTATATTTTACCTTTGCAACCGAGACAAATTAGAATTTAGGAATGTTCAAAGTATTGTTCATACAGGCGACCCTAATAATCCAATCAATTTACTCTTTACTGATGCGGATGATTTCTTAAAGAAAAAAAAGAAGTGAATGACTTATACCCCCGTTCCGGTGACTCGTGTCTTTCGGGAAACTTGGCAATCTAAAGAAAGGGTAATCATCAGTGAAGGTGGTGCAAGGTCAACGAAGTCAATAAGTTTATGTCAATATGTAATCCGCAGGTGCAGACAAAAAGCCAATGTAAAAGTATTGATTCTGCGGAAGACACGGGTTTCGCTTCGGCTGTCAACTTATAAAGATTTCATTGATTTATTGCATCAATACAATATTTATGATGAGGCATATCACAATAAAAGCGATTTGATTTATACCTTTCCGAATGGAAGTTTTGTCAGATTTGGTGGGATGGATAATATATCGCAAGTAAAATCAACCGGCTGGAATATTGTATGGCTTGAAGAAGCGAATGAATTTACAAAGATGGATTATATATTTATCAGAACACGTCTTTCGGCAACAGGGGAAGATAATAAAATACTAATGTCATATAATCCAGAGATTTGCTGGATTCAAGATTTGGAAGGCAAATCAGGCGTGCGGTTTATATTTTCAAATTACAAAGATAATCCATTCCTTGAAGAAAGTTATATCAAAATGCTGGAATCCCTCAAGGATGAAGATATAACATATTACAAAATCTATACACTTGGTAAGCGGGCAAGGGCAGGAAATATAATTTATGATGAATATATTATGGAAAAAGAGTTCCCGGCATTAAAGGATAATTGGTATGGATTAGATTTCGGCTACAATCATCCTACGGCATTAATAGAAATTGGAATGCAGGGCTGGGAGAGTAAGGATGTTTATTTAACGGAACAGATATATCAGAGCCGATTAACAACCCCGGAACTGATTGATTTGATGAAAGATAAAATCCCGGAAGAAAAAAGGAAAAGAGTAATTTACGGAGATAGCGAAGACCCGAAAGCAATTCAGGAAATATACAAAGCGGGGTTTGATATAAAACCTGCGGAAAAAGGTCAAGGGAGTGTCCGGCAGGGGATTACGTTTACGAAACGGTTTAAATATCACACTTTGCCAATGAATATAAATCTCAATAAGGAGGCGAAAAGATATAAATGGAAAGTTGATAAAGACGGCAATATTTTAGATGAGCCGGTCAAGTATAAAGATGATTGTATGAATGCCAAGAGGTATGGACTGTATTCGCATTTGGCGGGGCAGAGGGCAGAAGAAGCAGCGCATACAGGTTTGGATGTAAGCCCTGATTGACAAATTGCCCCTTGACATATAAAGGCAATCAGATTATAATTATAGTAACTTACGAGGATACAGAAGTATTCAGCGGAACTGGAAAATAAATATGTTTAATAGTAAATATAAAACCCTCGTAAAACAAGTAGGCAAACTTCAATTATTTATTGATGGTCTTATCGGTGAAATTGAAATACTTAAAAAATCATACAAAGGGAATCCTTATCAAACATACAAGGCAATGGTTGAAGAATTATCAAAGAAAGCGGAAGGGATAGCGGACTGGGGTAATCAATTAACGCAGAATATAATTGCAATCAGGTCGGCTTTCATAATGGCAAGCGGAATAAAATTCAGTATGAAGGATAAAACAGCAACGAAAGAATTTAAGTTCGTCAAAGAACTTTTTGATTTTAATGATTTGGATGAAGAAAACCCGATTGAGTTCTGTAAAGAGGCAGAGATTGAAGGGAAATTTTTATGTAAATTGTTTCCGAATAGAGAAAAAACACAAATTGAAATCAGGCACATAAGTTACACGCAGACAGATTATAAAATTTCAACAGAGGAAGATGATTACAAACATTACACAGGGGTTAAATATAAATATAAAAAAGCAGATGGTAGTTTATCCACTGAACAATCATTAGAAGAAAAGGAATTCATTTATAAAAGATTTGGAGGGAGATTAAACAAGGTAAATGATACGCCGCCGAAACTCGGTGCAGCCCTGCGAAACATTGAGGATTTGGATAAAGCATTATGGGATTTGAGGAAAATAAATCATCTGTTTGCAAGCCCTACTCCGACTTTTAAATGCTCGGATAAAAATGAAGCGAATGATTTATATGACCGGCTTAACAATATAAACTGGAAAATCGGAAAACTTTTAGTATCAACAGCGGAATATAAACTGGAAGGATATACGGGAACAGGGGTGGATGTCCTTCTGAAAGAAATAGAAGTTCAGGCAAAGATGATTTCAGGGACAACTGGAGTGCCGGTTCATTTTCTCGGATTACCGGATTTACTTTCTAACAGGGCGACTGCGGAAAATATGATGGAGATGCTTTATTCTTCAACGTCAAAAGAACGGAAAACTTGGATAGGCGCTTATGAGGAAATTATAGATAAAGCAATGTTAATGGCGAATATAAATTTTAAGCAAAATTATAAACCGGGAACTATCACGATTGAAATACCGTTTGTGACGGCAGGCAAAATGAAAGAATTGGCGGAAGTATGGTTGCCGCTTTATTCAGGCGGGGTAATATCATTACCGACGATGTTATCAAAAATTCCCGAAATTGACCCGGAAGAAGAAATGAAAGCGAATGAATTATCTGAAACGGAAAGGGAAATAAAAAAAGAAGAAAAGGGCGAAGGAGAGGGAGAAGAATAAAATGCCATATCCTAATGAACACTCGTGCCGTATAAAAAACCCTGATGATTTTGAGAAAAAATCTTTCCGGCGGATAGTCCATGATAAACTGGCAATAATAATCGGCAGATTAAAAGGGAAAACAACTACGACAACGCAGGCATACAGGTATCCGATTAAAAACTGGACGGTAAGCGAAGCAAGGGCACACTGTAAAGAAAACAAGGGAAGGTTTGAACCCGCATCAGGGAAAACGCAAGATATGGGTTATTATGAAAAGCCGGAGAACAATGAATTTATTCCCTGATAGGAGAAAATGGTATGCACAAGATTGAACGCATAATCGCAGAAATTCAAAATATGGCACGGGCTGAAATCTTGTCTCTTATTTCAGCAAAAGAATATGAACGAATAAAAAAGATTGATGATGAGCCGGAATTTAGAGTATATGCGATTGCGCACGAAGGCACGGCGGAAGGGAAAATAATCAGTGCGGGATATGCAAAACAAAGTTGGTTCAGGGCTACAATAAAAAAACTTGGAGAAAAGATTCAAGAAGGGATAAAATTCTTTCATATGCACTCGGCAACAAGTAATTCAACAGATAACCGGCAACCGCTCGGCGAGGTGGTTGGTAAAGGTGTGCAGGAAATAGGCAAAAAACTTTATGCTTTGGTAGCGGCATATATTTATCCAGAGTTCAGAGATATGCCGTTGGATATAGCAAGTATTGAGGCAGATATTGTTTACTCAAAGGAAAATGGTAAAGTAAAAATAGATGATGTGAAAGATGTAACGGGAATTGCCCTCGGTAATTCTGCGGTAATCAGTCCGGGCTTTGCGGGAGCGACCTTGCTGGGTTGTGTGCAGGCGTTTGCCAAAAAAAGCAGCGGCAAAGGAGACGTGATGACAAAAGCGGAATTGAAAGAGTTGCGGAAACAGATTGAGGAAGGTGAAGTAAAACCTTCCGATTTGTTTAGCGAAGATGAGTTGACGCAAGACCCTGACGTGCAGGCGATGGTTACGAAAGCGGAAAAGAAAGCCGTAACTGGCGAGTATGAACACCGCAAAAGAACTGACGCTGCATTTGACAAGGCGAGAGCGGACTGGGACAAAGAGAAAAAGGCGTTAGAAGATAAGAACAAAGAACTTTCTACTTCTAATGCGAACTTAAAGGTCGGTGATGTGCTGGCAGGGTTGGCGAAAGAAAGAAAACTTGACGAAAAACAGATTGCATTTGTAAATAAGAACATCGGGCAGTTTGAAGTCAAGGATGCCGAAAAGGTAAAAGAGGAAATGGATACTTTCGTTACAGACCAGTTGAAAGCGTATGATGAAGTCAGCGAGATTATAACCGGCAAAAAACCTGAAGAAAAATCCGCAGAAAAGAAACCCGGAGAAAAGGGAACTGGTTCGGGTGATGGTGAACCGCCTGAAACGAGTGCGGATTATGAAGACGGGAAGAAAAATGACTTTATCCCAGAGTAACTCGGAGGAGGAAATGTGTCAGAAGAACTTATCATAAAGAAAAGGGCTTTGAGTGAGTTGCAGACGAAGATTAAAAAGTGGTTCACGGCGGCGGATATTGAAGAAGAAGTAAAACTGAAAAAAGAAATCGCTGTCTTGGAAGAAAAAGAAAAGAAAAAAAAGTAAGGGAGGTGTATTAAAATGGGACTTGAATTAAGAACGAATATTTTTGCGAGTGTTATAATCACAGCGCCCAGCGG